ACAGTGGAGGATCTGCAGATCAAGGCTGGCCTAATCACTGGTGATAAACTCAAGCAGGTCGAGATCGATCGAGAGGTCGCCACGATTCTTGAACGTTTGCCTGGTTTGACTCAGGCGCAAATTGATAAGATCAAAGAGCTTGTTGCTGCTAGCAAGAAAGTAAAGGATAGCTTCAAGGATACTTTTGAGGAAAGCCTAAAGCAGTATTTTGATTCGCTCAAGAACTTTGGTGGTCAAGTTGCAGGTGCCGTGCAAGGCGCATTTCAAGGCCTTGAGGATCAACTGACCAGTTTCGTCACTACTGGAAAGGCTAACTTCGCCGATCTTGCCAACAGCATCATCGCTGACATTACGCGCATTGCGATTCGGCAGGCAATCATCAAGCCGCTGGTGGGGGGCATCTTCGATATCTTCAACATCAAGCCGAGCGCCATGGGCAACGTGTTCGCCCAGAACGGCATCCAGAAGTTCGCCCGCGGCGGCATCATCGACAAGCCGACGCTGTTCCCCTTCGCCAAGGGCGTTGGCCTGATGGGCGAGGCCGGACCTGAAGCGATCATGCCGCTGCGCCGCGGGCGTGATGGCCGCCTCGGTGTGCAGGCCGCCAATGGCGGTGGTGCGGTGAGCGTGGTGGTGAACGTTGACGCCAGCGGCACCAGCGTTCAAGGTGATAACGCCAAGGGCGCCGAGTTCGGCCGGGCAATCAGCGAAGCCGTCAAGAATGAGATCGTGATCCAGAAGCGCCCAGGAGGCTTGCTCGCATAATGGCCACCTTCACCTATACGCCCAGCTTTGAGGCCACCGAGGTCAGCAAGCCTCGGGTCGTTACCTTCGAGGCAGGCGATGGCTACCAGCATCGGATCGGCTTCGGCCTTCATCGCGATGCCAAGGAGTGGCAACTGCAGTTTTTAAACCGCACCGATACCGAACGCGACAACATCACCGCTTTCCTGGAGGCGCGTGGTGGCGTAGAGAGCTTTGACTGGACGCCGCCCCGTGGCTCTGCTGGGAAGTACATCTGCAAGGAGTGGCAGACCACGCTGCGCTCCTGCAACTTCAACAACATCAGCGCCACCTTCGTTCAGGTGTACGAGCCGTAACCGATGGCAATACCAGTCTCAGAGCTTCAGAAGATTGCACCGAGCAGCATCATCGAGCTGTTCGAGTTGCAGCTGGTAACGGCGCTGCACGGCAGCAGCACGGTCTATCGCTTCCACGCTGGCAGCAATATGAACGCCAACGGGGAGCTGGTCTGGAATAGCAATAGCTACCAGCGCTTCCCGATCGAGGTCGAAGGCTTTGAGTACACCGGCACCGGCAGCCTGCCGCGGCCGAAGATCAAGGTGAGCAACATCCTTGGCACGGTCACCGCAATCCTGGCAACGGTCAATGGCACCACCTCAGGTAATGATCTGACCGGCGCCACGCTGACCAGGATCCGCACCATGGCGCGATATATCGATGGCGCAAATTTCACGGGTGGCACCAATCCATATGGCACACCGGATCCAACTGCTGAGTTCCCGCGCGAGATCTACAAGGTCGCGCGAAAGTCAACTGAGAACCGGCAGATCGTCGAGTTTGAGTTGGCCGCGGCGTTCGACCTAGTGGGCGTGCGTGCACCGAAGCGGCAGTGCATCGCCAACATTTGCCAATGGGTCTACCGCTCCACAGAATGCGGCTACACCGGCACCAACTACTTCGATGCCAATGATGTATCAGTCGCCAGTTCGGCGAATGATGTCTGCGGCAAGCGGCTTACCAGCTGCAAACTCAGATTCGGTGCAACAGCAGAGCTGCCCTATGGCAGCTTCCCCGGCATTGGCGCTTACACCGTATGAGCTGGAAAGATGATGCCGCTGCCCATGCGGCCAAGGAAGATCCGCGCGAGGCTTGCGGCCTGGTGGTGGTCATCAAAGGCCGTCGCCGTTATTGGCCTTGCTGCAATCTGGATCAAGACGGCACACAATTTGTCCTTGCTCCTGAGGACTATGCCGCCGCTGAAGAAACTGGTGAGGTGGTTGCGGTCTTCCATAGCCATCCAGTAACGCCACCCGAACCGAGCCAGGCTGATCTGATCAGCATCGAGACTACCGGCCTGCCATGGTTCATCTACAACCCCAAGACTGGCGCCTGGTCAGAGACGCATCCCAGCGGCTACAAAGCGCCTCTGATCGGCCGAAACTGGGTCTGGGATGTGAGCGACTGCTGGACGCTGGTGCGTGATTGGTATGGCGAGCACGGCATTGATCTGCCTGATTGGGAGCGACCTGCCAGCCACGCTGATTTTGAGGCGCAGCCACTATTCGATGGCTTCTGGAAGGATGCTGGCTTCTATCAGTTGCCTGAGGAGGAGCCGCTGCAATTTGGCGATGGCCTGCTGATGAACATTGAAGGCCGCGGCCTCAACCATTGCGGCGTCTACATCGGCGACCAGTTGGTTCTTCATCACCTCCGCGGCAGATTATCGAGTAGGGATCTGTACGGCGGCTGGCTGCAAGTTTGCACTGGCCGTAGGCTGCGGCATCGCGACGCCGATAAACTGATTGAAGGCTGAGGCTTGCCCATGCTCCGCGAGATCCGAGTGTATGGGCAGCTGGCCAAGTTTCTCGGGCGGCGGAAGTTCATGGCCGCTGTGGATTCTGCTGCAGAGGCGATCCGCTTTCTGATTGCGAACTATCCGCAGGTCGAGCGGCATATGTGCCAAGACGGCCGCCACTATCGCGTGCTGGTGGGCGAGCATTCTGTGGGCATGGAGGAGTTGCACGGTCCTGCTGGCAGTAACGCGATCAAGATCGTGCCGGTGATCGGTGGCGCTGGCGGTGGCGTTGGGCAGATCATCGCTGGGGTGGCACTGGTGGCCGCGGCGATCTTTATCCCTGGCCTGGGTCTTGGCCTTGGTGGTGCGTTGGTCACCAAGATCGGCTTGCTCGGTGGTGCCTTGATCTTGGGTGGCATCTCTCAGGCGTTGACGCCAACGCCAACGCTGGCCACCTCTGGCACTTACAGCGGACCGCAGGGGACAACGAACACCGAGATGGATCCACAGAAGTCCTATAGCTTCAGTGGCATTCAGAACACCAGCCGAGCCGGGGTGCCGTTGCCTTTGGCCTTCGGTGAAATCATCTGCGGATCGATCGTGATCTCGGCAGGTATCGACACAGTGCAGATCGAAGCATGAGCGAACTGATCCGCGGTGCAGGTGGTGGCGGCGGCGGCGGCGGCGGAACAACCGTTGTCCAGCAGACCGTTGTTGCGCCAACTCGGACGCCAGTCCGCGATGCTGACACGCTCGCCTCTAAGCAATACGCGACCTTCGTTGATCTGCTTAGTGAAGGTGAAATCGAAGGCTTCCCATCGGCTGCTGCCTATACCCGTGGGACTGATGACTACAACCGCGCACTGCTCAAGGATGTCTTCCTGAATGGCACGCAGATCCTGCGGCAGGGAGCTGATCCGACCAATCCGCAGAGTGCTGATTACAACTTCCAGAACGTCACTTTGCAGGCCAGGTACGGCACCCAAGCGCAGAGCTATGTAACCGGCTTCTCCGATATCGAGCGCGAGACCAGCGTTCAGGTCAAGGTCGAGCAGGCCGCCCCGATCACGCGGACCGTCACGGATAACACGGTGAACGCCATGCGCGTGACGATCACCGTGCCGCGATTAGAGCAATACACCAACGAAGGTGACGTGAAGGGCACCAGCATCCAGCTGGAGATTCGCGTTCAATACAACGGCGGCGGCTACACCACCGTCATTAGCGACACGATCGCAGGCCGCACTGCTGATCAGTATCAAAAGGACTACAAGGTCAACTTCTCCGGCGCCTATCCGATTGATGTGCGTGTGGTGCGCATCACGGCCGATAGCGTCGACACCAACCTGCTGAACGATTTCTACTGGTCCAGCTACACAGAGATCACTGAGCAGAAGTTGCGCTATCCCAATAGTGCACTCATGGCGATGCGCCTGGATGCTGAGCAGTTCAGCAGCATCCCGAACCGCAGCTATCGAATCCGTGGCATCAAGGTGCCGATCCCCAGCAATGGCACGGTGAATCAGACCACAGGCGCGATCAGCTATGCCGGCGCATGGGATGGCACCTTTGCAGCTGCAGCCTGGACATCCGACCCAGCCTGGATCCTGTATGCGCTGCTCACCAATACCCGCTGGGGATTAGGTGATCACATCACCGCCAGCCAGCTGGACAAGTTCGCCTTCTATTCGGCTAGCCAGTACGCATCAGCCAGCATCGATGACGGCTTCGGCGGCACCGAGCCTCGCTTCTCCTGTAATGCTCTGATCCAGAACCAGGAGGAGGCCTACAAGCTGATCAATGATCTCTGCTCCGTGATGCGGGTGATGCCGTACTGGAGCACTGGCGCACTGACCATCAGCCAGGACAAACCGGCCGATGCCAGCTACCTCTTCACGCTGGCCAATGTCAGTGCTGATGGCTTTAACTACACCGGCTCGGATCTGAAGACCAGGCACACCGTCGCGATCGTTAGCTACCTGGATTTGGAAACCCAGGACATCGCCTACGAGGTGGTGGAGGACAAGGACGCCATCGCGAAGTATGGCGTGATCACCACCAACATCAAAGCCTTTGCTTGCACTAGCCGCGGCCAGGCTGCACGCCTTGGCGAATGGTTGCTCTACACCGAGCAGCAAGAGACCGAGGTGGTCAACTTCAAGACCTCGATCGATGCCGGTGTGCTGGTGCGCCCTGGTCAGGTGATCGAGATCGCTGATCCAGTGAAGGCTGGTGTGCGTCGGGGTGGTCGCATCGCATCAGCCACCACCACGGTGATCACCGTTGATGACACGGCGGAGACCAGTCTGGTCACAACAAATGACGCCACTCTTTCGGTGATCCTTCCGAATGGCACCGTTGAAACGAAAGCAATCAGTACTATCTCTGGCGCAAATATCACGGTTGCTTCCGCATTCAGCACTGCACCAAACGCCAACAGCATTTGGGTGTTGAGCAATGACACTGTGCAGACCAGCACTTGGCGCGTGCTAACTGTCGCAGAGGTTGATCGAGTTCAGTATGAAGTTACCGCGATCGCGTACAACTCCAGCAAATATGACTACGTAGAGCGTGGCTTCAAGCTGCAAACACGCGACATCACGCAGCTCAATGAACCACGCCCGGCACCAACCAACCTCTCGGCATCGGAGACCATTTACGAAAGCAACGGCCAAGTGCGCGTCAAGCTGATTGTCAGCTGGCGTGCTGTAGTCGGCGTCTCTGAATATCAGGTGCAGTGGCGTGCAGTCAACGGCAACTGGACCACGGTCAATGTGCCGCGCACTGATTACGAAATCCTGGACACCACAGCTCAGACCTACGAAGTTCGGGTCTACAGCCTCAACGGTGCCCGCACCCCAAGTGTCTCGCCAGCATCGCTGAGCTATGCCGCAGTCGGCAAGACCGCAGTCCCTGGCAACGTGCAGAACCTGACGTTCGAGGCGATCAGCAACAACTCGGGACGCCTGCGCTGGAGTCCAACAACCGATCTGGACGTGAAGATCGGCGGCAGTGTTCACATCCGGCATAGCAGCCTGATGGACGGCACCGCCACTTGGAGCAATAGCGTTGACCTGGTGGAGGCCAAATCCGGCAGCGCCACTGAGGCGATCATCCCGCTGGTTGAAGGCGAGGTATTGATCAAGTTCGAGGATGATGGCGGCCGACAGTCCGCATCCGAGACCAGCGTCATCATTGATCTGCCTGATGCAATCGATCCACTCACAATCCAGACACGCCGCGAAGATCAGGATTCGCCACCGTTCCAAGGCTCTAAGACCACCGTCTTCTATAGCGATGAGTTCGATGCGCTCACGTTGGATGGCACCACTTCATTTGATTCGGTCGCTGATGTTGATCTGCTCCCGACATTTGATGTCATGGGTGATGTGGCCAGCAGTGGCACCTACGCCTTCGCCAATACGCTCGACCTGGGTGGTGTCTTTTCGCTTGATCTGCGCCGCTACTTTGTCACCCGCGGTTATTTCCCATCAGACCTGATCGACTCTCGCAGCAATACCGTCGACGATTGGAGCGACTGGGATGGCGGCGTAATTAACCAAGTGAACGCCAAGCTGATGCTGCGCAGCACCAGCGACAACCCCAGTGGCTCGCCCACCTGGTCGGCATGGCAGGAGTTCGTGAACGGCACCTTTAAGGGCAGGGCATTCCAGTTCCGCGCCGATCTGACCAGCAGCGCCGTTGATCAAAATATCCTTGTGGATGAGCTGGGATACGAAGCCACCTTCCAGCGGGTGACGCAGCAAAGCACAGCAGCCATAGCCAGTGGTGCAGGCGCTTACACCGTCACCTTCCCCAATGCCTTCTGGACTGGCACTGCAAGCCTTGGCGGCGTCAACGCCTATCTACCCAGCATTGGCATCACCGCTCAGAACCTGGGTAGCGGCGAGTATTTCGAGGTCACCAGCGTCAGTGGCACTGGGTTCACAGTCACCTTCCGAGCATCTGGGGGGACAGCAATCAATCGCAACTTCAACTGGAGCGCTGTCGGCTATGGCAAGGCTGGTTAAAGTGGCATCACATGACTTGCCTTAGACGTTGTGGCGCAAGCAGATGGTGTTGTATCTAATGGAACGGGCGCTGCCGTAAGAAGCGACATCAACGGTCAGCTTGCAGCACTTTTCACCAGCCACTCGGGTGCGACCGAGCCCGCTACAACCTACGCTTACCAACCCTGGGCAGATACCAGCGCCAACGTCTACAAGCTCAGAAATGGCGCGAACTCAGCATGGATCGAGCTGTTTGAGTTAGACGGTGAGTTCGGCAGCAAGACGTTCAACGGCAATATCACGCTTAACGCCCAAGGTGACCTGCGCTTTGCTGACTCTGACAGCAGCAACTGGGTTGCCTTCCAGGCACCAGCAACCATTGCTAGCAACGTCACCTGGACACTGCCCAGCGCGGACGGCAGCAGCGGGCAGGCGTTGAGCACAAATGGCTCGGGAACGCTGAGCTGGGCAACGGTGCTGACCGCATCCGGCGGCACGGTTACCGGCAACCTTGAGATCGGCACCACCGGCAGCCTGACATTTGAGGGCAGCACTGCTGACGGCAACGAAACCACGCTGGCGGTCACGGATCCCACAACGGACCGCACCATCACGCTGCCGGATGCCACTGGTACGGTTCCGCTGCTCAGCTTGGCGCAAAGCTTTAGTGCAGCACAACGCGGCACCATCTCAACGCTGACTTCAGCCAGCACGGTGACGCCAGACTTCGCATTGGCCAACAACTTCAGCATCACGCTGGGGCATACGGTCACCTTGGCTAATCCCACCAACCTGACGGCTGGGCAAAGCGGGGTAATCTTTATCACGCAGGATGCCAGCACTGCCCGCACCATGAGCTTTGGCAGCTACTGGGACTTCAGTGGTGGTACGGCACCAGCTGTTACCAGTACGCTGTCTGCTGTTGACTGCCTTGTTTATGCGGTCCGCAGTACGACTAGCATCCACGCGCAACTGCTGACCAACCTGAGCTGATCGATGGGAGTTCCCGGAAGCGCCAATTTCCTGCTTGCTGGAGCACAGGGCTACCAGATCTCGCGCAGCCTGCGGTTCAACTCGGCGGATTCGGCGTACCTCAATCGGACTCCGGCAAGTTCAGGGAATGGGACAACCTGGACATGGAGCGGATGGGTTAAAAGAAGCGCATTGGTTTCTGGTACGTCATACACGCTTTTTTCAGCAGGATCTGCTGCACAACCTTATACCTTAATTTCATTTACTACCGGCACAGTTTCCGATCAACTCGGATTCGATGCAATTAACGCTGGATCAGTTGTTGTCGGAAGACGCTACACGACTCAGGTCTTTCGTGATCCGTCAGCTTGGTATCACTTTGTATTTGTGTGGGACACAACAAACGGGACTGCTTCGTCTCGGATGCGTATTTATGTAAACGGTGAAGTAGTTACCACTTTCTCTTTGTCGTCCGACCCTTCATCTAGTGCTACCACCCAAGTAAACACAACTAATGCCCATTACATAGGCTCTTATCCAGCGGGAGGAAATTACCTCAACGGCTACCTCACCGAGGTCCACTTCATCGACGGCCAAGCCCTGACCCCCAGCAGCTTTGGCGAAACCGACACCATCACCGGCGTCTGGAAGCCGAAGAAGTATGCCGGCAGCTACGGCACCAACGGCTTCTACCTGAAGTTCGCCGATAACTCCGGCACCACCAGCACCACGCTGGGCAAGGACAGCAGCGGCAACGGCAACAACTGGACCCCTTCGACGACGTTCAGCGTCACCGCTGGCGCAGGCAACGACAGCCTGATCGACACCCCAACGCCCTACGCCGATGGCGGCAATGGCAGGGGGAACTACTGCACGTTGAATCCGCTGGATGATGCTGGCAATATCTTGAGCAATGGCAACCTTGATATTCAGGGTACGGGAAATACTTTTGATGCTGTCAGAAGCACAATCGCAATGTCTTCTGGCAAATGGT